GCGTTACTAATAATGCAGTTAAGCAAGGTTTGCCAAAATGGGCTTGTCCTGTTAGCGGGTCGGTTGAGATTAGATTACTTAAAACAATATTTACAGAGCAGGGAACAGTACAAAGAATATTATTTTGTGATTTATCGCAACACCAATACAAAGTATCTAACAAGTCTTATATGGACTTTTTACAAAGAAGAATGATTTAATAATTATCGGACGTAGAACCGATATACAAGATTATCGGCTCTACGTCCGATATAAAAAAGTTAAAATATTTTACACGATTATTAAATATAAAAGTGTATCTTTGTTGAGTAGAGTTGAGGCTACAAGAAAACATTAATTAAAGATAGCCTTTAGGAAAGCGACCTCAACCGCCGACCTAAAGGTTTTTTTATTAACTAACTTTTTGCTTGTTTTTAATAAAACATTCACGATAATTATGAGTAACCATAGAATTACTTTCTTCGGGTCAGAGGAAAGCGAAACAGAAAACCACAAATTAAATCTATTTGCTAACGATAAAGATAATATCTATATCGGTATCGATTCTGGATTTAATAATTTACCTGATTTTATATGTTTAGATAAAGCAACAGCAATAAAACTAACAAGGGTTTTAAAAGCTGAAATATCTAAAATAAATTAATATGGCTAAAGATAAAAAAGGATTCATACTTTACGCTGACTTAATTAAAGTAGTTTCTAAGTTACCAGACGAAACAGCAGGAAAGCTATTTAAGATAGTTTTAAGCTACGTAAATGACTTAGAGGTTAATATAGACGACTTACTACTTGAGATTGCATTTGAACCTATTAAGAATCAGTTAAAAAGGGATTTAGTGAAGTTTGAAGGAGTTAAAGACGAAAGGTCTAGGTCTGGGCAGTTAGGTAATTTAAAAAGATACCACTTAGACCTTTATAACAAAGTGAAAAGCGAAGATATTACTATCAAAGAAGCACAAAGCATAGCTAACTCTCGCAAAGACTCGCATAGCGATACAAAACTCGCTGTAAATGATAATGATAATGTTAATGTTAATGATATATCTATAAATATAGATAATAAGAAATATTTAGATATTATTTTAAAAGATGCTGGTTATATTGAAATAACAGCAATGCAAACAAAATCTAATTTAGAGACTGTAATTAAATACTTAAAAGACTTTGAAGCACACTTGATAAGAACAAGCGCCCAAAAGAACACGATAAGAGATTTTAAAACACATTTTACTAATTGGTTTAATAAACAAGATATAAAGAAAATAGTTAAAATTAAAAAGATAGATTATGGAAACGTCAATTGATAAATATAAATGGAATTTAGAGAAAGCGATTAAACGCCTTGCGTGGCGTTTTACTTCTAACAAACCATTTACACCTAACGATAACGATTTAGATGCCTTAAACAGCGTTATAGGGTGGTCAAACAGGCAACAAGCTGATGCGGTTAAGAGTAACCAATTGTTCGCTAAGCTTTATATCTACCATTTAAACCAAACTATTAGATATTTTGAATCAAATATATTTGACGATATACCACAAAAAGACCTAAGTAGATTATTAGATTTGCCTTTAGATAATTATTATAGTGCTTTTCATAAAGAATTACAATCTAACAATGTTACTAGGGTTGTTGAAAATAAAAATATATCTAAAGATGATTTGCTAAAAGAATTAGAAGAAAAATACACTTTAGAAGTTGTTACTGAAAAACTAGACGAAATGATTAACGAGGCTTTAAATAGATTCTCATAAAAACTAAAAATGATAGAACTAATAAAAAAGAATGAAGATTATAAAGACGAATTAGAATTTAATTACAAAGACTACTTAGTTAGTTCAGCTTCTATAAATAGTGATTTAGATGACTTTATAACAGGTAAAATACCACAGGGTTTTAAATCTGGAGTACATATATTAGATAATCATTTTGTAAGTAAAAAGAATGAGTTTTATATTGTTACAGGTAAAAAAGGGCAAGGTAAAACAACTATCTACCAAATATTACAATTACTATTTAGTATATCCAATAATCTTATTTGGGTAGTTGCTTTTCAAGAGAACAGTAATTGGAGTATGAAACTTAATTTAATGAATCTTATTTTGGGAGGATTTGCAAGAGATGTTAAACAAAAAAATTTATCATTATACAATAAAGCTAGTAAATGGATTGATAAACATTTTATATTTATAGAGGTAGAAAGCATTAAAACAGCAACAGAAGTTGCAGAAGGTTTAATAAATGATGGTGTAGATGTTCATGGTTTACTTTTAGACCCTATTAATTCATTTAAAAACGGTTGGCAAGATACAGGAAACGGTTATGCTGATGGTGTAGCAACTAGTTTAAAGCTGCTTAACTTTGCTAAAAAAGTTTGCTCTGTTCATATAACACAGCATCCGAATATGTCAGGACAAAGACAAGAAGGAGCGGTTAGCAGTTACCAAGCGGAAGGAGGTTGGTTTTTAAACAAGGCACACAATACGTGTGCAATACACCGAGAGCCTGGTAGTTCACAAAATGAATTGATGGTTGAACACGTAAGAAACAAACACACAGGAGGAGACCAAACAGAAAGAGAAAACCCTGTTATTATTGAGTGGTCACCAACTCAAATAAATATCTTTATGAAAAATACACCTAACATTTCAGAAAACAATGTTATAAAAGAGTTAGTGGACAAGTATAATATATTTGATTTAGATATTGAAGATAAAAAACCAACACCAACAGCATCACTAGATGAAGCGTTTGGAGATGATGAAGAAGTTTTATTTTAAAATAAATAAGTAAATTAATTGTATTTAATAAAATTGTTGTATATTCGCTACACGAACTAATAAATAACCAATAATTACAAAAAAAACAAAATGGAAGCTCACGAAGTAAAGTACGGTACAAAAGTAGTAGTAATAGATGAAAACGTAAAAACACCACCTTCGTCAATACAGGTTAATAAAGGGGATGAAATTGTAATATACAACCTCGACGGTATGTATTGCAACGGAAAGAACGAAAATGGAGATAGAGTTTATATTGCTGCTTGGACAGAGGTATCTTTAAAATAAAACCACTAATTAAATAAATAGGCAAAAACTTAAATAAGGGTAGGTCTTAATAAAGAAAACTGAATAAAACTTTTTTAACTTATTCAAATAAGATTTTTGCGGTGATGTATAATATATTGTACAAAAACATATTAAATAGTATAGTATAATATACGTTATAAACAAAAACTACATAAGCCATCTTTTGCCTAACTTGCAAGTATAAGAGCCGTGCTTTTCGCATGGATTTTATATAGTGTTGGCATTAGTTTTTAATAATAAATAAAATATATAAATATGACAAATTTGATTAAAAGCATAGACATACACTGTAAAGGCGAAGAGTATGTAAAAGTAGAAGGATTTGATAAGGCGATAATAGGTGTAGATGATAAACAAATGAGAATAATATATTCAATCCATTTATGCTTACATATACTCCAAACCGAAGAGGGAATGAATGAATTAGAAGCTATTGAGTTTTTTAATTTTAATATAAGAAATTCTTATATAGGAGAACACACACCTATTTATTCTTGGGATTTAATAATAATTTAATAAAATAGATATGAGTAATAAAATAAATTTAGATAAATTTTATACACCAAGTAAAATAGTTGACTTGTGTATTTATGAGTTTTGGGAAACATTTAAAGAGGTTACAGAATTAATTGAACCGAGTGCGGGTAATGGTGCTTTTAGCTTAAAATTAGATAATTGTATTGCTTATGATATTGAACCCGAACACAAAACTATAATTGAACAAAATTTTTTAGAATTAGATTTACCTTACAAATACGGTAGAGCAATAATAGGAAACCCACCGTTTGGAAATAGAAATAATTTAGCGTTGAAGTTTTTTAAACATTCAATTAAAATGTGTGATATGATTGGTTTTATATTACCAATAAGCCAATTAAACAACGTAGATAGCCTTTATGAATTTGATTTAGTAAAAAGTATTGATTTAGGTAAAATGGAATATAGTGCAATAGAAGTTCATTGTTGCTTTAATCTTTATCATAGACCCGAAAACGGAATACTAAATAAAAAACCTAATTTAAAAAGCGACTTGTTTAGTTTACATAGAACTAATAGAGATAATTTTGAAAATACAAATGCAGATTTTATGTTTTGTAAACGTGGAAGTGTTGGAAAAGAAATATTTGAAGATGGTAAAAGGTATGGAGATGAATATAAAGTTGTTGTATTTGATAAAAATAATTTAGAATACGTTAGAAATACAATTTTAAACCACGATTGGAAAAACTTTAAAAACCACCAAAGCAGTCCAAACATAAGTAAAAATGATATTTACAGACTGTTTCTGTAATTAATGCTAACGTTTTGGGTATGGTTAGTTTAACAGTAAATAAATAATAAATATGGAAGAAATACACGAAGAAATTAAAGAAGCAGTAAAGCAATTAGAAACCTACAAAAATAGGTACAGAACAAAGCAATTAACTTTAAACGGTGTTGTGAAATCGTTGCCACAAGACAATTATTGCAATGTGTGCAACTTACCTACTGATGGCGAAAAATGTTATAGTAAGCGATGCCCTGTTTAATGGCTATGTTTTACAACGGTTAGTGTATGATTAAGTGAAACGACCCGATAGGGTTAATTATAAACATTGTTATAAATCTGTTTTGAAATGGAAAATAAAGTAAAAAAGTTAATTAAGAAACTAGAAGCTGAAAACGCTGATAGATATGATGACCTAAAATATAGTGATATAGACAAAGACCGTAGAAGGAGAATGAACCATAAGCACAACTATACAAGTGAAATAATACAGCAATTGAAAAATTGTTTATAACGGTTAGTATAAGACCCGTTTTTTCTATGGGTTTTATACATTGTTATATACTGTACTATTTTAGAGCGTTGGTAAATTATTTTTGTTTAAAAATAAAATATTTACAAAATAATTTATAAAATACTTGTATATATAATATATATGATATATATTTGTAGTGTAATTAAAAACAAGTATTATGAAAACAGTATCTAAAGAGCAATTTAAAAAAGATTTAAAAAAACACTTCACAACTGAAAGTGGATTTACAATAACAACAGCAAAGAAAATAATAAGAGAGCAGTTAAAAAAAGACCAATGGAATAACGCTATTAAAGCAGGTGGTGTTAGATTGTTTTTTACTGATAATGTTGATTATAGTGGTGGTGTTAAAAATGGGTTTGGTAAAGGGTTTTATTTAACAAGTGTAGGCTTTACTGGTGGGGCTGAAATAAAATTATAAAAATGTACGAAAATAAATATAAAGATTATTTAGAAATTATAAACATATCTAAAGGGGTAAGATGTGTTTTACGTAAGGAGATGAGTAATATGTATTTTAAACTTTGTGAAAGCGAAGCGTGTGAATACATAATTACAGACAGTAGAATTATATTTTATAAGTATATAGATTACTTAGAGAGATATATAATAATAACCGTACCTGTTTTTAATAACACAAAAATAGAAAAATATATAGCATTATGAGAAAACTAATAGATATACCTCAGGAAATATTGCAGGATTTAAAAATAATGGCTATTAAGAGTGAAAAAGACCTTAAAAACTACATACAAGATGTATTGAGTGAACACGTAAGAGTGGGTGGCAAAAAATAGTATTGTATATAACGGCAAAGTATAAAAAATCGTAGCGATATGGATAACGAATTATTTGGGGAAGCCCACGAACAAGAAGAGAATGGATTATTTGGTAAAAAGCACCAAGCAGAGCAATGTTTTTTATACAATGTTAGCTACTGTTACGAGTGTAACAAGCCTTATGATGATAAAGATAAAGAGCGCGGAATGTGTCATAAATGTTGGCAACCAATTATTGAAGAGTAATTGTTGCTAACGCATTGTATAAGGTGCGTTTTAATGCACTTTATACGTTGTTGTGAGTATGTATTATTTTTTAACTAAATAAATAGATTATGGATTGCCAAAGACCAGTAAAAAACAAAGAAACAAATAAGTGGGAAGTATGGGATTTTGCTTATGTAGAAAACGGAGAAAGGTTTTATGAACTTCACGAGTTTTTTACACATAAAGAAGCAATAGAGTTTTGGAAAGTAAGAAACCCTAAAAAATAATATTACTTACAACGTATTTGTGTAAGCGTTTTTGCGTGAATAAAATAATAACTTAATAAATAAAAGACTAAAAAATGAAAAGTAAATCAGAGAAAATATTTGAATTAGAATCTATGGTAGATTTTTATAAAGAAGAATTAGCAAGCCTTAAAAAAGTTAATAAAGAACTAACCGAGCAATTACGTTTACACGTTGTTAGCCAATGTTTTGCGATTAAAGAGCCTATTATTATTGATGCAATGGAGGCTTGTTTAAGCGTAGGGTATGCAAGCACTTCGTTATTTACCAGAAGATTGAATGTACCTTATAAAACAGCAATGAAAATAATGGATACGCTAGAGGATAATAAAATGGTAGGAATGTTTAACGGAACTGCCAAAAGAGAACTTATGCTTAATGATGTTGAATTTAAAAAACTACTTAAGCAAAATTGTTGCTAACGGATGCGGTTAAGATTAGTTGCGTAGAATTAATGAATAAAACAAAATAGAAATGAAAATAGATGATATAAAGTACAGGGTAAATAGAGGCTACACAATGAGTATTTACGGAAATAGCCAAGCAATACACGAAGAAATGTTAAAAGACATAACTTTCTTACTAGAACAAAACGAGCAATTAATTTTAACCGATGTTAGCCAACAACGTGAACTGTTGGAGCTTGTTACCGAGATAGCAAATAGTAAACAAGTTTACTCTAATACAAGACATAAATTATGGGCAAAAAAATTGATTAGCTCTAATTGTGGCTAACTTAGTTGTGTATGGCACGTTGCGAAATTAATAATTAAATAAAATAGATATGGGACAAAGTTGGTGTGGTACAATAGATAATAGAAAAAAGAAGAAAAAGCAATGTGATATACACGTTGTTGTGCGACGTTATTGGAAAAAAGCCCTTAAATTGAAAATTTAAAATACGTATGAGTAAGGAAGAATTAATTGATTTAATAATTGAATGTGTTAAAACAGCAGAGGATGACACTTACGGAACTATAAACTACGGTGTATTAAAAATATTCTTAAAAAACGAAATACCTAATAAAAGATGATAAAATTATACAAAGGAGATTGCTTAATAGAAAGCGATAAAATAGAAAGTGGTAGCGTTGATTTGATATTGACTGATTTACCTTATGGAACTACTAACAGAAATAAATGGGATGTTATCATACCTTTTGATGAAATGTGGAATTTTGTAAATAGAGTTAAAAAGAAAAACACAGCAATACTTTTTTTTAGTGATGAGCCGTTTACAAGTGAATTAATATTAAGTAATAGAAAACACTTTAAACAAAGAATTAATTGGGATAAAGATAGGGGAAGCGGATTTTTGAACGCTAAAAAAATGCTATTAAAACAAACTGAAGATATATGTTTGTTTTACGAAAAACCACCAACGTATAATCCCCAAATGATGGATGCTGACCCAAGCAGAATAAGACCATTTAAAAAAGATAGACCAGCAAGTAATGAAAGCACCAATTATGGAAGTACAAAAAACTTAAACTATAGCAAAGATTATGACAATACAAAAAGATACCCAACAAACTTGATTAAGTTTTCAAGTATGACAAATGATTGTAACCCAAAACACAGAATGCACCCAACACAAAAGCCAATTGAAATGCTTGAATGGTTAATTAAAACTTATACTAATGAAGGAATGACTGTTTTAGATTTTACTATGGGTTCAGGAAGTACTGGGGTTGCTTGTGTAAATACAAACAGAGATTTTATAGGAATTGAGCAAGACGCTAATTATTTCCAGATTGCAACCGATAGAGTGGGGGCTTTTTTACAATAATGGCTCACAACTGAATTGTACAAGAATAGTTGCGACATAAAGCAGCAAATTAGTAAACAAACATTAACCAATAAGTTATATAAAACTTAATAAACAAGCCATAACAAGCAATTATTTTTGTACGTTGTTATGCATTTTTAAAAATGGGACACAGAATAAATTTAGAGGGATTACTAGCATTTCAAAGAGAAGAAAAAGTTTTGTTTGCATCGAGTAGCAAGGAACATAAAAAATTATACATTGAACTTAGGGGTAATTATACAGTGTATGTAAATAAAGAATTAGTTTTAGAAACGATGCAAGCAAAAGTTGCTATAGATAAGTACAATTCCTTTTAATTGTGCCTAACGAATGGTGTATGGGTAGTTTATTTAACGATTAAAAATAAACAAATGGAAATATTAAAAGCAATAGAAATAATAGAAAAGCACAATGTTTGGCGAAGAGATAATAATGTACCTGCAAAAACTGAAATGGCAAACCCTACTGAATTAGGAATAGCAATTGACGAAGTACTAAGTAAGTTAAATAAATTACTTATACACGGTGTTAACTGCTGTAAGCCGACTTCATTTGAAAAGAACAACTTACCTGATGATGTAAAATATGCTTTTAATGAAGGTGTAGAGATTTACCAAGCGGTTATGAGCTATGAAAGTGCTATAATAGATAGAGCTGAATTTATAGAAGATGTACGAAAAGTTAAAAAGGCTTATTGTATTTAACTACTTATATACCAATATTCACCAAACAAAAAAGCTATGCAGCACACAGAAAACGATTTGAATTACAGTATAAAAGGGTATGACTTTATTAAATGCAATAAGCAGAATACTACGTTTTACAATAACAGAACAGGTCGATTTATTAAATCTACTAAAAACGGTGGTAGTTATGGTATTTGGGTAGGTAGTAATTGGTTGACGTTATCTAAGATAGAACAAGAAGATGTTGTTGATAATTCGCATATGTCAGACGATTTAAAACGATTATTAAGTCAATTTTAATGCAGTTAACAATATATGATATTATAAAAGAAGTAAATAAGGAAAGGATGAATAATAAACCAAAGAAATGTAAAGGTACAGGAGATTGCAAAGGTCATGGATGCGATAAAGAACACATACAACGCAAATACGGTCTTTGTCCTGCGTGCCTTTACGAATGGTCTAAATCAACAGATGAAGGCAAAGAATGGTACAACAAGAACCTTATAAGAGTGAATAAGCCAAAGGAAGATTTAAAGGTTGCTAAAGTAGAACGTAAACAAGGTATTAAACTAGAGAATGTAAAGAAAGGAACTAAAGACGCTTTACACAAATTCATTAGAGAAAGAGACAAAGGGAAGCCTTGTATTAGTTGTAGTACTCCATGGAAGTCTAATTTTCAAGCTGGGCATTGTTTTAAAGCTGAATTATATACTTCTTTAAAGTACTATATACCAAACATAAACGGACAATGTGAACAATGTAACCTAAGAAGAGAAGGAAACGAAGCTGGTTATTTATTAAACCTACCTAATAGAATAGGGGATGATAATTATAAAGAATTAGTACGTTTAGCTTCTATAGACAAACACAATACTCACAAATGGGATAGAGAAGAATTAAAAAAGATTAGAACAAACGCAAATATTTTATATAAAAAGCTATTATTTAATAAATAGGTTGTATATTTGCGTAACTTAAAACTAAGAAAATGAAAACAGAAAGACAACATAACCAAAGAAGAGTATTAATAGCAATAGTAATTATATCAATCTTTTTAATAGGGGTGTTAACATCGTAAAGAATAAATAAACATGGAAGCGTATTATAAACTTAAAGTAGCCTGTGATAAATGTAGTGAAGCGTTTAGAAGCGTAACGGAAGTATTTAATAAATTATCAAAAAACAGTAAATATACTAGGACAGGTAGTATCTATCATAAATAAAATAAACATGGAAAAATTAAATAAATTAGAAAAGGTTCTTATAATACTTTGTATTGTGTCATGTGCTATTACGATAATAGTTAGTATGTCAACTAATAAAATAGTATCTACAAAAACAATAGAGCCGTACAAAGTAGTATTAACTAAAGTAGATGGTAAGGTCGTAAAAACATTTCACTATAAACAACAATAAAATAATGATTACAACAACACAAACAAGACACGAGAAAAGAAAGCAAGCTGTAACTAAATGGAATAGCTTAGGTAAGTATTTAAGAACAAGACGTAAAATTTAAATTATTTATTGTATATTACCGAAATCGAATAAACAATACTAATATCAAAAATGGAAGACGGTAGGATAAAGAATGGTGGCGCTAGAAAAGGAGCTGGTAGAAAAAAAGTAGTTGACGAACAAAAAGCAAACGCACTATTTGTTAAAGCACTTAAAGAAAAGTTTAACAAAGAAACAGACGATGATGCTAAAGTGCATTTCATAAAAAAAGTATTAATGGAAAGCCAAAGAGGTCAGTTATTTTTAGCTGAACATATTTTCGGTAAAGCTCCGCAAGAAATCAAGCAAACCAACCTAAATATAGATACTACAGATTTAACAGATAGCGAAATTAAGAAGCTAAGTAAAGCACTTGATGAGCAGTATTAAAATAAACAAAGTGCTTAAATACAAATGCGAGAACAGTCTTTTGTTTTTCGCTCGCTACATCTATAAAGAAAATCATAATAGAAAGTTCATAAGGTCTAAACACTTTGAAGAGATAGCTAAGTTCTTAGAAGCTGTTTATCGTTTGGAAATTATTAGGGGTGTTATTAATTTACCACCTAGATACGGAAAGACAGAGCTAATAATAAAGATATTTACGTCGTGGTGTATAGCAAAGAATCACAGTTCTAAGTTCATACACCTTTCATATTCTGATTCATTAGCATTAGATAACTCAGCACAAACAAAGGAGTACATACAATCTGATTCTTATCAGTCTTTATGGTCAATGACTTTAAAAAAAGACGCTCAATCAAAATCGAAATGGTTTAATGAGTACGGAGGTGGAATGTATGCTACTGCATCGGGTGGAGCTATAACGGGTTTTGGTGCAGGCGGTACGGATGAAAACGTTTTCGAGGGTGCTATACTTATAGATGACCCTTTGAAGCCAGACGACGCTTTTAGTGAGGTTAAACGTAATGCTGTAAACAACCGATACAACAACACTATTCGCTCAAGAACTAACAATAGAAACGTTCCTATAATAGTTGTAATGCAGAGGTTACATGAAGATGACTTAACAGGTTTCTTATTGTCAGGTGGTAGTGGTGAAGATTGGACTCACTTATGTATGCCAGCATTAGACGAAGATAATACTCCTTTATGGAATGATAAACACAACTTCGAAGAGTTAGAATCTATTAGACAAGCGGATAGATATACATTCGCAGGTCAGTATATGCAGACTCCTTCTCCAGACGAGGGAGGGGAGTGGCGAAAAAATTGGTTTCAGATAATAGACAAATCTGAATTAAGTCCTAACATAAAATGGGAAATGTTCATTGATGGAGCTTATACGGAAAACACAAAGAACGACCCGACAGGGATACAAATATCAGGTAAACACAACAACGATTTATATATTTACAGTTCAATAGATAAGTATCTAGAAATGCCAGGCTTGAAAGCGTTTATAGAGCCGCATATCGAGTCTTTAGGTGTTAAGGTTTATCATATACTAATCGAGCCTAAAGCATCGGGTAAGTCACTTAAACAACTCTTAAAGAAAGAAACAAGGCTGAACGTTTCAGAGATACAAACTGATTTTGTTAAGGTGTCTAAGATAGAACGTGCTAGAACTTCATCAACTTTTATAGAGGGAGGAAGGGTGTTTTTAGTTAAGGGAACATGGAATGAAAACTTTTTAAAACAGGTTGCTACATTCCCAAACGCAAAGCATGATGAACACGTTGATTTAACTTCTTACGCTATTGAAAGAAATTTATTAAATAAAAAGAAAAGAACAACAGCAAGAGTTTAAAATAAAAATTGTATATTGCCGATAGCTAAATACTATTTGAAATTTAATTAGCATAGATAACATGAATACAGAAGAGTTTACAGGATTAGACAAAGATATGCAAGCGTTGAACTTCAAGGTGATACAGTCTATACAGATAAAAGAAAATGAAATGGTCAAAAGTATTCTTAAAGACTACTTAAAGCGTGACGTTAAAGGAAATGATTTAAAGTTTATAGATAAGCAGTTCGACATGGTCAGAAAGAATGTATATTTCCTGTATTTTAAAGATGAATTGCTAGGAGCTATTGAATATATAATGAGGGATAACAAGGTAGGTTTAAGTTTTGAGCCGATGGTTTAGATGAATATAGAAGACATAACAATACGTGAATATTTCACTATGAGAGACACATCAGAATACGATGTGTTTTTGGACGTTATAAACCCAAAGAATAAACTATGTGGGAATGAGTGTAATTTGAACAACATTACGTTTGACGAGTACCACGTTATGAGAGGTGTGTTTAATCAGCCTGTTATTGAAGATATACAGGAGCTTCTTATACATATTTATAATATAAAAGGAGGGTTTATGTGTACGGATGTAAACAAGTTTCTAAGCGAGTCTATATTTAATTTCTTTAGGGTGTTTAATTACTTAAAGGAATACATAGTGAAGAGAAATGAATTAGAAGCTAATGCATTGTCGTCAACTCCAGATTATAGAATGATAGCTGTAAACGCAAACGAGAGGTTATCTCCTTACAGTTCGCAATTGACAAAGAATAGATTAGCTGAACAGTTCGGTCAAGACCCTTCTACTATTGGAGGTTGGAAATACAGTAAGGTATTTAATATATTAGCAGCTAATCACGCTTTAAGCACAGTTCAAGCAGAAGCATCAAAGATAAAATAAATGAGTGATATAGTAGAAGTATTTGAAAAGCACGCTAGTTCTTACAATTGGCAGTTTAGCTATGGCAATAAGTATAATCAAAACCTATTGCAATCTGATTTAACGATAGGTAGAGTCTATATGGTGCTAGACCCTGTTGTTAGATTAAGAGCGTTTAGTCAATACGGAGGTTCAGGGAATCAAACTTTTACAGGTTCTTTTCTATTGGTTGTTAAGTCTACAATAGACCAAGTCTACCATAATCAAACAAATGAAGATGCTTTTCACAATAGAGTTACTTCGCAAGGTGGTACTATAATAGAGAATGCGTGTGCGACTGATTCAGATTATGTAGCTGGTAAATACATTGAAAACATTAAACCTTTATTGAATACAGAGATAGTTAAGTTAGAAGATGATTTAAACTGCTCTAAGTATGAAATAACGAATTGGAGTATTATAGATGTAGTTAACGCATTAGATGCAAACACTGATGGAATATTAGTTACTTACGGTATAAAGGCTTTAAACTAAATGACAGTAGAGCAAGTATTAGAAAAAGAATTTATATCACTACAAGAAGACTTTGTAAAGAAATATGACGAGTTAGGTATGCGTTCTAGTGGTGAGTGGTCAGAGTCATTAGAACACCCTGTCACACCTACTAGCGCAAAGATAATAGCAGAAGACTACACAACTCAATTAGTTAAAGGTAGGCGACCAGGCTCGTTCCCACCGATAGACGCTATAAAGAAATGGATAGTTGATAAGGGAATAGTAAACAATATAAAAGGGAATATTAGCATAAGTAGTTTAGCTTTCTTAATAGCACGTAAAATAGCTAGAGAAGGTACTAAGTATTTTAAACAAGGTGGTACTGATTTAGTAGATGCTGTTTATACAGAACAAAGAATACAAATGATAATTAATAAAGTAGGTGAAGCTGCTACAATTACTATCGTTAAAAAAATAGAGAACGAATTAAAAACAATTAAATAAATGGCTACATTTTCTATAACAGGAGTTGATGCAAATAATTTCTTAAACATTTACAATAATAATGTAGTAAATATAGATTATGATGGTTCTCCAGAAACCGAGACAGCTAACTATCTTAGGGTGACAGTAACAAGGGGTGTTGAATCTGCTGAATTTCAAGTAACTCAATTCACAACATCTCCAGAAGCACAACTATTTACATTTAACTTAAAAGAAGTATTTAAGTCATTAGTTTCAGATGCTAAGAACAGGGATTTAAAAACACCTATTTCACAAGTCGTAACAGATGGGGGTTTATTGCAAGAATATAGTGTTCAATACGGATTAATACACAACGAACCAGAGCCTAATAATTACTACAACTATACCTATAAGGCTTTTAAATCAGTTGAACAGATAGGTGAGACTATTGTTAAACCAATAACAGACCCTTATATCCTTAGTAATTATAATATAACAATGTTCAAAGGTTATCCGTTTGACTTTTCCTTGTATACGGATGCTGGAAGTATGAATATAGTAAACCTGACTAATGGAAATTCTATTCATTACCCTTCTGTTGGGGTTGGTGTTAATAGGGTGTTTTTATCTAGAGGTGAATATTTATTAGATGAAATTGATGAGTATCAAAATTTTGTAAACAGGGTTGCAAATGCTGGTGGAACATTAATAACAAACCCTTGTTACTCACCGTCTTCTTCATTACCTATACTAAATATAGGATACAACAATATTCAAATAGAATCTGGTTCGTTTACTTCACAAGTTTTAAAAGTTAGGTTAATAGATGCGTGTGAAGGTGTTTATTTGAAATGGTTTAACGAGAAAGGAGCGTGGAGTTATTGGCTTTTTAATAATATACATAAAGATAAGATAAGTTCGAGAGTTATAGATGTTTATAATACGGATTTCGATAGTATAGAACAAACTTATTTCCCATCATTAATAACAGGAAAGGAGGCTGAAAATACACTTGATTTAATTTACAACGCATTAGATGATAACGAGTACAATCAAGTGAAGTCTGTTATAACATCCCCTAGAGTTGAGTTGTTTATAGGCAATAAAGATGACGATTATTCTTTAAGTGTTGCAAATGGGGGAGCTGATTACGCAAAGGCATGGATGGGTGTAAGGGTGTTAAATGGAACTATCACAAAAAGTAACAAGATAGGTTTTAACGATATAAAGATTTCAATAGATAAAAAGAAATACACTCAATCTTAATGGAGGAACTATATATAAATGGTCAAAGGATATATTTATCTGATAGGGTTATTTCTAGGACTCTACAAATTAATGATTTTAGAGAGATTAAGGACAGACAAGCTAACTACTCTAGCAATATAAAGATACCAAAAACACCTGAAAACATAAAAACCTTTGATTATTTGGGTATTTCAGGAAGTATATCTACAATAGCTTATAATGAAATAAGTGTTAAGTATGTTTTGGATGGTATAGAAATGGTTGTAGGCGGTAAAGGAATTATAAAGTCTGTGAATGAATTTTATGAGTTTAATTTTTATGATGGAAACGTTAGCTTGTCTGATTTATTAGGCAATAAAACGCTATCTAGTTTAGATTACACATCTTACAATCACAACCTTAGTTTTAGCACTTTCTTTGCATCATTTACAAATACTAGTGGTTATGTATACGGTCTTGATTTGAATTCAAACAACGATTTAAATAAAACTTCTCCATCATTTTACATACATACTTTATTTAGTATGATATTCGCACAGAAAGGTTGGACTATATCAGGTAGTTTTTTTACAAATACAGACTATCTAAGCAGGTTAACCACTATGAATTTAGGGTTTGACCAAACATTAACACCTAGTTTATTAAATAAATATACTCAGGCTAATTCAGACCCACATTCGCAGAGTGATGTTACACCTTTTTCAATATCTTATTTGGTTGATTCTTACACTTCTTTAGTAGATGATATTTATAAGGTTGGTTTTTCTGGAAATATATCCGTATCGTTAGGAACTGTTGAATTAGATGTTAGGGTTAACGGAGTTAGTAAGGGTATTATAAGAGATGTATTAACTTCTATAACAGATAGTGTAAATGTTTATGCAGAAACTAGTGATATAATAACTGTTTATGCAGTAGCAACTTCTCAAGAAGTTACACCAACAGAACATGAGGTTGATTTTCAAGAGAATTTCACAACCTTGATAGATGTAGACAATTCTTATTATTCTATAGATTTTGCAAATATAATAGGTAATACCAAGCAAATTGATTTAGTAAAAGATGTGATGCAGAGGTTTAATCTATCTTTTAAAAAGACTAGAAACGAAAACAATTTAGAGTTCATATCTTCGGAGGAGCTATTGACAAGTCAAATATCAGCTGAAAACTTCACATCAAAATACAGTCGTAAACTAAGCGAGATAACAAAATCAACCTACGCAAAGCAAAATGAGTTTAAATATCTATATGACAATTCTGGCAACAATCACGCTAATGGTTATATAGACTTAACAGATGTTAATTTAAAGGAAACAAAGACGCTTGTTACTTCAATATTCAAAGCAAGTCAGAGAAACAACGATGTATATTCAATAAATTTATGGGAAAGAGACGGTGATATTTTTACACCGATACAGGATGGTTTGAGAATATTTAAAATAATACAATCCGATACTGTTTATAAATATAGATTAAAGTATGGGGAAGATAATTACGTGGAGATAGACAGAACTGTAGCGTTGCTAGATTTTTCTAATCTTAGTTATCAGCTAGAAGTGGATAACAATTACCCTACATTTTCTAGTTTACTAAACACTTATAAGTTAGTTACTATGGAATTAAACTTATCAATAGTAGACGTTTATCAATTAGATTTCTTTAAATTGAAGTACTTTGAACAGACTGGTAGATTTTACTATCTAAATAAAGTCATCAGCTTCAAGAATAACAAAACAACAAAATGTGAATTAATAGAAATACCAATTTAATATGGCTAAGATAATAATAGCAGAACTAGATTTGAATACAGATGCTTTAACTAAAAAGGCTGTTGTTACTAAAAAAGCTATACAAGATTTAAAAGATGCTCAGAAGATACTTCAAATACAAGGGAAGCAAAACTCAACTGAGTTTGTTAAAAACGAAATAGCATTAAAAAAACTATCTACAAGCTACAGAGAGCAGACAAAGGTGTTGGGTTCTTTAACTAGTAGGAGTGATGATTTTATAAAAGTTGAGAAAGCTATCGATAATGCTGTAAACAAAAACATTAACACAATAGCTCAAGCTAGAAAAAGCAATAAAGATTTACTAGCTGTAAGGAATGAGTTGAATCTAAATTCAGTAGAAGGTCAAAAGCAGTTAACAAGGATTAACTCAAAGCTAGATAAAAACAACAAGGTAATAAAGCAAAATGTAAGCGGATATGAGCAGCAAAAAATAGGGATAGGGAACTATACAGGTGCTTTAGGTAAATTCTTTCCTAGAATAAGCGGTGCGATTACACAAGGTATAGCACTTAAAAACTCTTTAGTATTGCAAAAGCAGGCTATGAATGCTAGTGCAACAGCTACAGGAACAGCATCAAAGGCTCTACGTATATTTAGAATAGCATTAATATCTACAGGGATTGGTGCTATAGTTGTTGCAGTTGGTACATTAATAGCTGCGTTTTCTTCTACACAAAAAGGGGCTGACGGTATTAGCAAAGCGCTAGCACCTATAAAGGGAGCTTTTCAGGGTATAATCGGAGTTATACAAGATATTTCTTTAAATATATTTGGACAATTAAGCGATAGGTTTCTAATAGTAAAGAACAATCTGTTAAATGGTATTGACTTAATAAGATTAGGCTGGAATACATTAACAGGAGATACAGAAGAAGCTGCTGATGTTCAGTCGAAAATGATTGAAAGAACAAAGCAAATGGGTGAGGCTCAGGTTAGGCTTAATGCACAAACAGCAAAGTTAGGTAATATTTTTAAAGGTGCTGGAGATGAGATTGCAAAATCTGTTTTAGCTCAAAAGGAAATTGAAAGGCTAACTATATCGATAGAAACAAAGGAGGCTGAAATCGTATTAAGTAGGGCGAAGGCTGGTGTAGAGCTTAGAAAACTACAATTAATAGCCAACGATAGGTCTAAGTCAGCGGAAGAAAACAACGCAGCAGCAGATAAGGCTATTGTTATTGCTAAAAAACTAGCAAGCGAGGAAAAGAATCTAGTTGGTTTAAAAGTGTTGCAAGAGGAGTTAAGACAATCTCAAAACGATACGGATAGAAAAGATTTAAAAAAACTAAATGAGATTAAAGCAGAAGGAATTGCAGCAGACGAAAAAGCATCAGCTACTGAATTAAAATTCTTAACAGCTAAAAGCAATCTAAAGAAAATACAAGCACAGGAAGAAGCAAAAGCTAGAAAAGATGAGGATGATGTTAAGGCAGAAAAAGAAGCAAAAGAATTGGAGGGTATTAGTGCATTTGAAGAAAGAAAGAAGCAATTACTTAATAAAATAAAATCAAGTAACGCAGAAGATGAAGAACAAGATGCTATATTAAAAGCAGAAAAGGACTTTGAGAAGCAAGAAGCTGAGTTTGAAAAAATGAATCTAACTTCTGAACAAAAAAAAGAGTTGTTAGCTTTATTAACAACTAATGAAGAACAAGTAAAAGCAGATATAAGACAGCATTTTTTAGACCAAGAACTAGAAATGCTAAAAGAATCCAACGTTAAAATAATAAAAGGCGAAGAGAAACAAGCAGCTGGCAGGTTAAGGGTCGCAAGTTCTTTAACTAGGTCTTTATCTAAGATGTTAGGAGACAGCTTAGGTGCTAGGTTAGCTTCTATCGCTATACAAGCGGGTGTTGAGGCTGGTCTTGTTAAGATGCAAGCAGCTTCCGCGAGTGGTCAAGTAGCATCAAACACAGCTATCGCAGTTTCTAAGTCAATAGCAGCTTCACCGTTAACAGGTGGTTTGCCATTTTCAGCAGCAGCAATAGCAGCGGGTGGTTTACAGCAAGCATCAATAGCAGCTTCTTCTACATCGGCAATATCAACTATATTAGGTAGTGCAGCGTTGAAAGGATTAAGCTCTTTAGCTAGTTTTGATAAAGGTGGTGTTGTTGGATTGGGCAGTGGAAAGATAACTAACAATTCAAACATACCAACTCAGTCAGGAGGTGATAATATTTTAGCAACTGTAAAACGGGGAGAAGTTATATTAAACGAATCACAGCAAGAAAAAGCTGGAGGTGCTGCGTTCTTTAGTTCAATTGGTGTACCAGGCTTTGCAACAGGGGGTGTGTTTGGTGTTAACTCAACGGTTACATCACCAATACAACAAGCTAGCACGAACATCGATAACATTGCAAACAGAATAGTTGAAGGTATTAATAATATTAAAGTAGTAACGGTTGTTGACGATGTAACAAATGCACAAGCAATACAATCAGAAATAGTTAATGGTGCTGATATTTAATATATTTATTGTATATTGCAACAATGATTAAACCTAAAGTAATTGCTAAAGCGTGGATAAGCGTTTTTAAAGGTGTAACAACTAAAGAACACAAAAGACGTTCAGGTATTTGTAAAGACTGCACTAGTGCTATTTACAATAAGTATACGGACTTTATTAATGATGAGTTAAAAGATGTTAAAGGGTTGATTTGTGATGATTGCGGATGTCCTTTAGTTGCTAAAATTAGGTCAACAGAAATTTGTAAACATTGGAAGAAATGATATTACACGAAGTCATTAAACAAATTGAGAACGATAGTAGATTTATAAAGCTATTACAGTTAGGTGTAATTCCTTTATCTGTATTAGATAAAAAAGTTTACTACGAGAGATATTTACAAGAAAGGAGAAAAGAGGGTAGAATGCAGTCAGTAGCAAATGTATCGGAGGAGTATAACATACACGTTAATACCGTTCGTAACGCTATTAAATTCATGACTAAAGATTAATATTTTTGTGTTTTTTTATTTTAGTTAATACCCTTATATTATATATAAGGGTATTTTATTTTGTATATAATTAATTTAAGAGTGTTAATCTTAACTCTACAACTTCATTCCAATAAAAGAAACTATCTAGGTTGTCTTTATTTGTTACCTCAATACTATAACCATCTGTATAATCTACTTTATATTCTTCTGAGCCTGTAACTAGAACTAATTTATAACACTTATAAAAAGACTTAACGATAAATCCATAATCAGTTCTTTCTAGGCTGACTTCGTTAATCCTATCACCTGTATACAGGTCTATATTCACTTTCCATCCTTGCTCGTCATAGTTCATGACATTATCTTGCATATCAAATAGTACGTTTATTTCTTCTGCACCTAAGTTGTCAGAATATTCACTTGATTGACAAGAGCAAAAAGATAATACGATAATAATAATTGTAATTAATTTTTTCATTTTATTTGTTTTAAATTATTTCAATAATCAAATGTACAACAATTTTATTAAATAAAAGAAACTATAAATAAATATTATACAAATTAGATTAACGATAGATTTACAATATACTTTGTAAACGATGTGTTCCTTTATTTTATATTTTTGTTATATTCTAATAGATTTTAATTATGGGTAACGATGTTTATTTAATTGGTGAAGTTGGCTACGAGATTACTCTAGCTAATACAATTGATAAAGTTAATAGTACGGATAAATCTAAGCCACTAAACGTTCACGTTCATTCAGTAGGCGGTTCTGTTTATGAGGGGTTAGCAATTTATAACTACCTAAAAGGATTGAAGCAAGAGGTCAACACTATTTCTGACGGATTAGTCGCATCTATTGCTTCTATTTTCTTTTTAGCAGGAAACAAAGAAACAAGAAAAGTAAATAGTACAGATTCTTTTTTAATTCATTTACCTACAGGCGGAATGCAAGGTAATGCTTCTGACTTCGAAAAGACAGCAAAAGAATTAAGAGATATAGAGGACAAACTAGCAAGTATATATGTAAACGAAACCAACCTAACTAAAGAAGAGGCTTTGTCTTTAATGAAAGAAGATGAAATGCTTAACGTAAACTTTTTGAAGGATAAGGGTTTTGTAAATACAATAAACGAATTTAAGGCAGTAGCAAAATTTAATATTAATAATAAGAATAAGAATGAAATGAGCGATACATTAACGAAAGATGAAGCTGAAGGTTTATTTGCAAAGTTTGAGAAAACATTGTCTAATATATTCGGTAAAAAAGAAGAGCCTACTAATAAAATAGTACAGGACTCAACAGGAGCGGAAATCAATTTTCCAAACGTAGCAGAAGATGCTAATCCACAAGTCGGAGATTCAGCAACAGTTGATAACGAAAAAGCAGAAGGGAGCTATATTATGCCAAGCGGTGAGACATTTGTTTTTGTCGATGGTGTATTAGATTCTATTGCGGAGGTTGCAGAAGATAACTCTAACGAGGAATTAGAAGCAGCTAAAAAGAAAGTTGAAGAATTAGAAGCTAGTTTAGATATTAGTAACACTTTAAACACAGAAAAAGATACTGAGATTTCAGAAATTAAAGCATCTTTTGAAACGGTTACAAACGAGTTCAAAGAATTAAAAAACACTTTCACTTCTGGTAACGTTCCAGCCGAGAAGAAAGAAGGAAACAAAGAAAAAGCTGGAGCAGTAAACAAAAGAACATTTAGAAATAAATAATTATGGCGACAAAATTTGACGTAACAGGATTAACTCTTAATCCATTAGAAGCAACTGACGTATCAGAAGCGATTGTAGAAAAAGTATTTGTACAAACTGAAATGAGTGCTATTCACAACATCGAAACAGGTGTTGGAATGAAATCTCAGATTATTTTCGTAGACCAATTAGGAATTGGTGGGGAAGCATTAACAGGTTGTACACCAGCAGAACAAGAAGGGTTAACCTTCACTCAAAAGTATTGGGACCCAGCTTTGATTGCAGGTAGATTAACGAACTGTGCAGCAGACTTAAACAAATTATTCAAGGTTTTCAAGAAGGCACAAAAAGCAAACCCAGACTATTTTGATAAAACAGGAAGTCAAGAGATGGGTATGTTAATGGCAGCAGTAGTAGAATCTTTAAAGGTGTCTATTAATGCAAAAGTATGGTATGGAGATACAGCAGCAGCAGTACAGCCTGCTGGAGACTTTACAATCACAGGATTTAACGCTGGGTTGTGGAATCAGTTTGACGGTTTATGGAAGCAAATATTTGCGGATGGTTCTATCCCTGTTTGCACAATTTCTGAAAATTCAGGAGCTACTTACGCAGCACAAGTTTTAGCAGCAGGAGAATCTTACAATATTTTTAAAGAAATGTATAAGAAAGCAGACCCTAGATTATTAGGTGATTCTGAAAATCAGATTTTAGTAACTCGCTCTATTTGGGATAACTACTTAACTTATTTAGAAGCTACACAAGCTAACGGAGGTGTTACAGAAGTTTTAGAAGATGGTAGAACAGTAATGAAGTTTAGAGGTATTAACGTAACGTTGATGAATGAGTGGGATAGATTGCAGAATCTATATCAAAATGATTTAACAGTTGTTTACTTACCTAACAGAGCATTAATGACTACACCAGATAACATTCCTGTAGCTACATTATCAGAGCAAGATTTACAGAGTTTGGAATCTTGGTACGAGAAAAAAGACAAGACTAATATCGTTGACTATTCTTATTTCTTAGATGCAAAGTTCGGTGAGTCTTACATGGCTGTAGCTGCATATTAATTAATTTAAAAAAGAAAAATTATGGCACTTAATTGTGAAGATAAATTAGCAGCAAACATAGAAAGAGACTGTGACAATAAGCCGTCTGGCGGTATTGAAGTAAACGTTGTATTGATTAATTTTGACGACGTTGACAAAACAGTCTCAACATTAGATGTTGCAAACGACTTAATAATTACAAACTTAGCTACAATGTCAACTACTTCTGGATTCTTTCTTGAGGGTGTTAAGCAGGCTCAAGGAACGTCTTACGAGTTGGTCAAGAAAGAAAATAGCTTTGACGCTTATAAGCACTTATTTTCTGGGGTTATTTTAAACCCTAGTGCAGCAAACAAGAAATCTCTATCGAACATCGCTAGTGGTGGGAGGTATGTTGTGGTTGTAGAGAAAATTTGGAAAGGAATATCGCAAGAAGACGCTTTTGAAGTTTTAGGATTCGACAGAGGGTTGGTTATTTCCAGCTTAGTTCAAAATTCTAAAGAAGATGACGGTATCATTAAGTTTGAATTGGCTAGTCCTGATGGACTTGAAGAGCCTGAAATTACAAGAGTAAACTTAGAAACTGATTATGCAACTACTAAAATTGCATTTGACTCTAAGTACGCTACTGTTTAATGACAGATAAATACAAAGGATTAGGTAAAGCAGTCGTTTTTAGAGACACCTCTAGAAATGGCTTGCTTACTAATTTTTTAAAAGATTACAAACTAGAGTTTGGAGGTGGTAAATTAAACCCATCTTGTTCTAGTTGCAGAAATGAATACTGGAATAATTACCTAAATTTATTTAAAATGAAAGAAGTAGTATCATGTGATTACGAATTGCATAAAAAATATAGCGGAGGTGTTAAAATTGGATTTAATGGACGACCTATTAGAAACGGTGAAATGACAAACGAAGTAGCTGCTGAGTTACTTAGAACACATCCAAGAGGTGAATTGCTATTCAGCAAGCTACCTAAAGCAAAAGAAATTGAAGTAAAAGAAGAGGTTGTAATTGAGCCTAAAAAGATAAAAAGAAGACGCAAATCTACTAAGTAATGGGTTTAAAAACTACTCTTATTGAAATCTATAAGAAGTTAACCACCTATGATAAAAGGATAGGTATTATAACGAACGGTGTTGATAATCTTTATCCTGAGAGAGTTGATAGATTTATCAACAACTCTGTAACAGCTAAAACTTGCGCTAAAATAATGGCAACATATATAGCTGGCAAAGGTTTTGGGGAAGTCAATGATAATATAATTGTTAACTCAAAAGAAAAAACAACTCTACAAAAATTAACATCTCAAATATCTAAAAGTTTATCTAAGCAAAGAGGTGTTTTTATTAACGTAACCTATACTTTAGGCTATGAGCCTTCGTCTTATAAAGTATTACCTTACAATAGTTGTAGACTAGGCAAAAAGGACGACAACAAATATAACGGAAAGATAGGTGTTTCTGACAATTGGGAAAATACAAAATTAAAAGAAATTGATATTACTTTTATAGATGTATTTAACAATAATAAAGAAATAGTAAAAAATCAAATAGCTAATGAAAAAGGAGATACTGAACTAGAAAAGTTAGGTAACTATAGAGGTCAGATACTTTACTTTAATTTAGACGATGAGTACTTGTACGCTTTGAGTCAAATAGACCCTGTTTTAAAAGATTGTGACAGTGAAGCACAAGCGAGTGTTTACAAAAATCGTTCATTAAGAAAAGGGTTCTTTGGGAAGACAATTGTAATAACAAAACCATTAGCAGGTACTTTAACGGACTATGCAGACTCTACTGAGTATCACGAAGCACTAAGCGAAAGAGATAACTTTAAAGAAACTATAGATAGTTTTATAGGTGCAGAAGATAATGGAGGTGTTATTCATGTTGAACTAGAACACGATTCTGAAAATTTCGACCAAGAAATTAAGTTTGAAAACATTGATAGTAATATTGATGACAAGATTTTTGAGTACACAGAAAGCTCTGTTTTTAACAATATTTTAATGGCTTTTAACTCTATTCCTAGTGGATTGATTCGACCTGTTAATACATTATTTGGACAAAGTGAAGGCGCAATAAATCAAATGAAACTAGTGTATCAAGACAACACGAGGGCAGAACGTAACGAAATGACACAGCTGATACAGTTTTTGATGAGTATTTTTGTTAGACCTGTGAAAGGATTAGAATTAGAACCTTTAGTAATTGAAACACAAGAAGAAGATGACACTACTAATAAATAGAAATGATTTCGCAGTAAATAATAGACAAATAACACAGTCTAATTTCAATTCTGGAACTCTAGATCAGCACGTTTCAGATGCTCAATTTGTAGATATTCAGAAGTTAATGGGTTTAGATTTCTATAACGATATGATTAGAAACTATACAGATACTAAATATCAAACATTGTTGAACGGAGGTAGTTACACTTATAATAACACTACTTACACAAACGTAGGTTTGAAGTCTGCGATAGTATTTTATGCGTATAGTAGGTATGTATTAATGGGTAGTCAAACAGACACTCCATTTGGTTACATTGAGAAAACAACTACAGATAGCATTCGTGTTTCTGATGGTGGTAAGAAAAATATGTATAAAGAAAACAAAAATATTGCTTTTAATTATTGGGAAAATGTAAGAAACTTCTTAGAAAGAAAATCTACAGAATACCCTTTGTGGGAAAGTAATTGCTTTGTTAAAAGAGGAGGTTTTAAAATTTCAAAAATAGGATAAATGGCAGAAAAAATAGAAATAATAAACAACGCTTTAGTTGTTACGAATACAGGCACAGGTATTATATCAATATCAGAACCGTCAAAAGATTATTGGTACAAAGAATCTGATTTGCAAATTGGTAGAGTAACTTTTTATGATGCTAACGGATTAAAGGGAGATTTTCAAATCACACAACCAATAATTAATTTATCGGATGCTGTTGATAGTGAGTTAACACCTTTTACAGAATCAACGTTTAGGACTTTCTGTACTGCTAATCTGGGAAAGTCTAGCTCCTCGGATGCGGGAGCAGATTTAGACGAGCATATTGGCTTTGCAGATTACAATGATGCGTCTACAT